GAGCTAATCTAGCTTCAAAAGCTGGAATTACATATAGTGGCAGTCGTAAGGTTTTTGCTGCATTAGGTTATAAAGAAGAACTTACAATTAAAGACTATCGTGATCGTTATAAACGTAATGCTATTGCTGGTCGCATCGTTGAAGCATTTCCTAAAGCGACATGGAGGGGTGGAGTTGAAATTATCGAGGATGAAGATCCAGATTCTTTAACTCTATTTGAAGCGGCGTGGGAAGAACTTGAAAATAGATTACATGTGATATCGGTATTAATGCGTGCTGATATTTTAGCTGGTCTAGGACGTTATTCAGTAGTGCTCATTGGTGCAGAAGGAAAATTAGATTCAGAACTTCCTCTTATGAGTGGGCCTGAAAAGATATTATACTTATCACCTTTCGGTGAAGATGATGCAACAATTGACAAATATGTTACTGATTCTGACAATCCTCGATTTGGTTTACCTGAACAATATAAATTCAAACGTCTTGACTCAAGTCCTCAACAAAGACCTAGATACGTACATTGGAGTCGAGTACTTCATATTGCAGATGGAATTTTAGATGAGCAACTTTTTGGTGAACCACGACTTAAACGATGTTGGAATTTACTTGATGATCTTGAAAAGGTAAGTGGTGGAGGAGCTGAAGCATTTTGGTTGCGTGCACATCAAGGTTTTCAACTTGATATTCCGACGGATGTTGAAATGGAAGAGACGGATATGACTGATTTACAGGATGAAGTGGACGAATACATACATGGATTTCGTCGCTTCATGCGGACTCGAGGGGTTAATTTAACAGCTCTTGGTTCGACTGTAGCAAATTTTTCTACTCCGGTAGATGCAATTATAACATTAATTTCAGGTGGCACGGGAATTCCAAAACGAATTCTTGTCGGTTCGGAAATGGGGCAATTAGCTTCAACTCAAGATAGGACGAATTGGCAGGAACGTGTAAATGATAGGCAAGAACAATTTGCATCTCCACAAGTTATTGGTCCATTCATTGATCGTCTTATTGAATATAAAGTTTTTCCAGAGCCTCTTGATTATGAAATACGATGGCCTATAACTCAGAATTTGGATGAAGATCAACGATCTGTAGTGGCTGATAAATTAGCTGGATTAAATAAGAAGGCTGGTGAAATAGTAATTACAGGAGCTGAAATACGAGATCGAATTTTAATGTTACCAAGATTGGAAGAAGTAGAAGAGGAGGAAGAGATTGAAGAGGAAGTCGAAGAAGAAGGAGAGGAAGAAGAGGAGGAGGAAGAAGAGGGAAAGGAGAAAGGAAAAGAGATAGTTATAAAAGTTGAAGGTGGACCCATTGCGGCAAGAAAAAAAGGTTTTCAGCATCATTCGTTGAAAAACCTTCAAAACAAGAACCGTGGAAAGATGTTCACATGGCTGCAGACAGGCATATCCGCGGGATGTCAAAAGCCTACGAAAAAGCAATTATTAAAGGGAAGAAAGCAATAAAGGTTAAGGATCTTGAAACGGCTTTTAGAGAACAGGATCAAGAGATGTTAGGGCAGTTGGCAAATGATATAGTGAAAACATTTGATGCTGAACTTATGTCTTCAATTCCTGAAGTAATGTTTGATACTTTAATTGATGCAGGTGAACGGGCATCACGAACTGCAAAGATGGAAGGAGATTATCGTACTGCTCAGTTAGTAATGAGTTTCGATAAGACAAATCCTGCTGCTTCAGCATGGGCAAAGAAAGAATCAGCGGAACTTATTATAGGAGTAGGTGTTGGAACAAAAAGAGCGATTAAAGAAATCATGCATCAGGCATTTGAACAGGGTTTACCACCCCGAACTGCAGCACGACTTGTTCGTGCGAAAATTGGATTATCAGAAGGACAAGCAGATGCTGTGATGAAAGTTCGAAAGGAACTTGCTAGTGCAAGTGACGAGCTTGTAATGATGGGTAAGATGCGAGTTCGTGTTCCTTCAGGAGGATTGTCTGTTAGTAAGGTAGAAGAGTTAACTGATAGATATAGTACACGAGCGTTGAATTATAGAGCGAGAACAATAGCACGAACTGAAACCATAGCTGCTTCAAATGAAGGCCAGCGGCAGTTATGGGAACAAGCAACGGATCAAGGACTTCTAACAGGAAATGAATTACGAGAATGGATTGTGACACCTGATGATAGGCTTTGTGAGATTTGTGAATCGATGGAAGGTGCATTAGCTGGGATTACTGATAAATTTGAAACAGATCTTGGTGAATTGATAGGTCCGCCTCTTCATCCTAATTGTCGGTGTGCTGTTGGGTTAACGGATAAGACGGATAAGGAAGTAAAAGAACAATTGGAAATACAAAAAGGTGCTGCTTTAGATCCAGAGGGAAGATTTAGATCTATTCCTGGTAGTTTTGAACCAGAGAAAGTGCCTGAATTATTTGGAAGTGGTTTAGGTAATCCTATAATGGATTCAGAGGATCTTGCTAGAAAAACTCTAGATGGTTTTTCAGAAAAAATTGCAAATCTTAATGCATCAAAATGGGATGTCAATTTACCATATACAAAAAGATTGGATCCAGCAACAATATATGGAAGATGGAGAATAGCTTCTGTTGATACTGCATTAAATTCAATGGTAGAATCCAATGGGATAATGGTGAAAATGGGTGCTAGAGGAGGGAAGAAATATATACTTGAATTTGATTTTCTTAAGGAACGTACAGTTGCACGTGCCTCTGGCAGAACTGTCAAAGTAAATTTAAATTCTAAAGTGTGGGTTAGTAGAGGTACACAAAAAGTTGCTGCTAATGAAGCAATGACTACCAATTGGTTTTCTACCGGGGGAGTTAGTCAAACTCTTGTTCATGAAACAGGTCATCTCTTACATTATGGTGGATTCAAGAAGAATATTTTTGGAAACTTAATTAACAAGTCACCATCTTGGGAAGAAATTATTAATTCTTCAGCAGGAAAATCAAGATCTTTAAATGTAAGTAGTATGAAATCAACTGCTAGGAAGGTAGGTAGATATGCGGAATCTAATCCAAATGAATTTGTAGCAGAGACATTTTCTGGATTGGTTCATGGGGTAAAATATAATGATGAAATTATGGATATGTATAAACTTCTTGGTGGGCCAAAAATCAAAGGAGCAAAAATCTCAAAGAAAACTGCTGTTCCAAAAGCAAAATTTACTCAAAAAGAAATCAATGTTGGTATAGAGGAATATGTTACTGAGATTGGAGTTAATCCTGCACTTCGTAAAGACTTAATAGACTATTATGATAAGGCCCGATCCTCTAGATCAACTCTTAAAATTCAAGAAATTATAGATCGTTTAGATGAAGCATTCGAAGGTCTTTCTCCTTCAAGTGGTGGATATACTTTACATAGAGGAATTCCAACGGATTTCTTTCCAAAGAATGTGAAGGTAGGAAGTATTATTGAAGATAAAGGGTTTATCTCGACGTCAGCAAGTAAGGAATATGCAAGAGAATTTATTGAAGAGTCTTTTGGAAAAGGACAAGGAACTTATCTTAGAATTATTACTACAGAAGGATCGAAAACATTGAATGTGAATAAATTTTTAGGGACTGAACATACTATGGCTTATCAAAAAGAAGTTATTCTTCCAAGAGGATCTAAGCTAATTATTACAAGAATAGAAGGTGATACAGTTTGGACAACTCTTATGAAGGTAAGATAATGGTAGAAGAAAAATTCATTTGGGAAACTTTTGATGATATAAACATTATTGATGAATTTGATCTTACCAAAGAAGAGAGAAAAGAAATAAAAAAAATTTTTGAAGAGATAGAAATGGAGTAAAGAAATGACAGGAATTTCATGTGTTGGTTGTATTCATTTCAGACCGAATGAGGAAGGAAATGTTTGTGATGCTTTTCCTGAAGGTATTCCTGAAAAAATTATTGTTGGTTTTGAATCTCATCGGGAACCAATAGAGCATGACAATGATATTCAATGGGAACCAAAGCCAGGATTAGGTTGGATGGAATAATGCTTAAAAATCTTGTCATCAAAAAAGAAGGCAATGAATGGTGTCTTTATACAAAAGATGGTGAGGAGAAGCTTGGTTGTCATCCCACAAAAGAAGAAGCTGAAGCTCAGGAACGTGCTATTCATGTTGGATCACGTCGATTTGCAGCATCAATTTTAACATCTGAAATACGAACTGCGATGTTCCAGGATCGTGAACATCTTGTCGTACCAGTAATAGCTCTTGTCGAAGGAGTTATTCATGCAGTAAATTCTGATAATCCTGAATTGGTTTTGGTTTCAGAGTTAGCTGTTGCTCCACAAGGTTGGAATGGACGACCGGTTATAGGTAATCATCCAAAAGATAGGATTGGGCCAGTATCAGCTAATGAGCCAGAGATTCTTGAAAAGGTTTCTTTTGGTATGGTATTTAATACTCATATAGATGGAAAGAAACTCAAGATGGAAGCGTGGCTTGATCCAAAGCGAATAGAAAAGATTGGGCCTGATGCAATTCAAATATTAGAGCGTGTTCGTTCTCGTGAAATGGTTGAGGTTTCAGTAGGTGCCTTTGTTACAACTGAAGAAAAATCAGGAGTATTCGGAGGCAAACATTATGATGCTATCTGGCGTAATATTGTGCCAGATCATTTAGCTTTTTTGCCTGAAGGGATTGAAGGAGCATGCAGCGTCGAGATGGGTTGTGGCGCACCCCGAGCTGCAGAGGAGGGTGTTATGGATGGAGAGAAGCCTCAGCGTTCAATTCGCGAACGCGTCATGAATTTGTTGGGGCTGAAAACTAATCTTGAAATAGCGGAAGACGTAAGTGACAGTGATTTACGTAATTTGCTAGATCAAGCATTATATGCCGAGGAGCCTGCTTATCTTGGCATCAATGATGTTTTTCCAGATGATAATCTTGTAGTCTATGCCGTTGCTCCAGATGATAAACTTTTAACACTCAGACGAAGCTACAAGACAAATAAGGAAGGAGCGGTTACATTAAAAGATGATCGCGAAGAAGTTCGAGCTGTTACGAGGTATGAGCCTGTTACAGCTCAAGCAAATTTGAGTAAAACTTTTGGAGCAAAAAAGGAGGATGTGAAAATGACAGATAAAAAAATCGATGAGAAGAAGGCCGAACAAGTTAGGGCTCTCATCGGGGATTCGAAAACTCCATGGATCAAGGAGGATCAGGAGTATCTTGAATCTGTAGATGATGAGAGATTGAAGGCATTTGAAGCTCCGTATGTCCCAGACGAAATAAAGACCGATGAAAAGAAAATCGAACGGGTTAGAGCCCTCATCGAAAACGAAAAGAATCTGTGGATCAAAGAGGATCAGAAGTATCTTGAGAGTCTGAGCGATGAGAGATTGTCAGCTCTTGAAGCATTGGACGAACCTAAACCTGAGTCAAAGCCAAAGTTGGAGCCAAAGACAATTGAGGAATGGATGACCGAGGCTCCTGAGGAAATCAGGAAGGTTGTAACTGATGCACGCACAGCAGAAGCCAAAAAGAAAACTAATCTCATCACTAGTCTTCGTGAAGCCACAAAGGAAATTTACACTGATGATGAATTGAACAAAATGAGTTCGGAGCAACTCACAAAGCTCATTCATCTTGCAAAGGTTCCGGAACCTAGAGTGGATTATTCTGGTCAAGGACTTCCACGTTCGGAAGACGAAAATAAAGTACCAGATCCACCCAAAATTTTGGAAAAACTCAATCCTGAGCAGAAAAAGTAGAACTTCAAATCTCAGAGATTGAATTTTCTAATTTAAGGAGGAAGAAAAATGGCTCGAAGAGTAATCACTTTGAAAGGTGTTCCCCATCTAGATGAAGATGGCTTCGCATTAGAAGCGATCATTCCAGGTCAACTCGTGAAAGGAGTAGCGCATATTCAATTGCATTCTACAGCAGGGGGCAATGCTGCTCGGCGATTTGCACTTGAGCGAGACGAACGGGGGCAAGGCATTGATGTTGCGTATCCTAGTGGGGATTACGTGAAGGTTGGAGCTTATGCTCCTGGTGATCGGGTGTATTCATTTCTGGCTTCAGGTCATCACATTGCAGCAGATGGATTTCTAGCTTCGGCTGGAGATGGGAATCTGCGATGTTTGGCAAGTGGATATGTCCCAATTGCACGTGCGCTCGAAGCAGTCAATGCTGCTAGTGGTGATACAAGGATCCGAGTGGAGATTTATTAATCTCAAAATTTCTACTTGAAAAAGGAGAAGTAAGATGGATTTGCTAAACTTTTTCAATGAAGGAGGAGGAGAAAAGAAAATGGTTGAAAAAGCTAGTATCGAAACTGGGAAGACTTTTTGGAGAGGAGCTTCAGGTAGATGGGCAGGTGAACGTCTCTTGAAAGTTCTCCAAAAGGGCGAACCAATTACTCCTGCAGCATTGCGAACGCTCGATACTCTACGAAAGGATGAATGGGTGGCTTTTGACGAAGCTCTTGTTGCAGAAGCTGCTATTCGGCTTCGAGGTGTTGCAGATTTGCTTGCAGCAGGACTCACAATTCCTGTGAAAAATGCGATGGGAAAGACTGTGCTTGAGTATGAAAAGATTACGGATATGGAGCCGGCACTCGTTTCAATGGATGGTGCCGTTCGTACGGAAAATGATCGAGTGGAATTCGAGCTTGATAGTATTCCTTTGCCTATCACACACAAGGATTTTTTCATCAACTTGCGTACATTGACTGCATCTCGTGAACGAGGAGAATCACTGGATACAACGCAAGTACGAGCTGCAGGTCGGCTCGTAGCTGAAGAAACGGAACGGATGCTTTTTCTTGGGGGCAAAACCTTTGGTGGAAAGGCAATCTACGGATATACTAATCATCCAGATCGAAATCTAGCGAATTTCATCACGAATGGTAATTGGGCAGCAGCAGCGAAGACTGGAGAGAATATCCTCGAAGATGTGTTGGATATGATCACGAGAGCACAAGCGGATCGGATGTATGGGCCGTATTGGGTTTATGTCCCACAGAATTCTTCGGTGAAATTGGAAGATGATTTCAAGGCGAATAGTGACAAAACAATTCGACAACGTGTCATGGAAGTTGATGGTATTCGGGCTGTACGAGTTGTAGATCAGCTCACTGCAAACAACATCGTTCTTGTACAAGCAACGATCGATGTCGCAGCGATGGCCGATGGAATTCCACTTCAAACTGTGCAATGGGACATTGAAGGTGGTTTCGTAATCAATTTCAAGGCTTTTCAGATTGCTATTCCACTAATTCGGTCTGATGCTCAGGGTCGGAGTGGTGTCGTTCATATGAGTTAATCTCCTTTTGAGGAAAGGAGGTTGTCATGTCTGCGACGTATAATCCGTCTTTACCGATGGATCGGGACTGGGTCCGTTTTCTTACAGGAGATCGTGGGAAAGCGGCTGCGTTGGGTTATGTTATAACTCGCTCAGTTCTTTCAAATGAGGAAATTACTGCTCTCTTAGTCGAGGAAGCCAACAAGTATCTTGCTGCGGCGCGAGCAGGAGAAATCATTTTAGCTCGACATAAGGGGGCAGTGTCCAAAGCTGTGGATGGCCTTAGTTTATCTTGGGGTGATTCATCTGAGTCTGCATACCGAGCTCATCTCAAAAGATTACGAGTGAAGGGATGTAGTTTACTTCTTACGAATAAACGACAATTCAGGATGGTGTGAGGATGGATTCAATAATTGATGATCTAATTGATCTATTTCCACATGAAGTAATAGTTGAACATTTCTTAACTTCAGATGGAATGGGTGGTTCTCGTACCTATGGGGATCCTGTTATATGGCCAGCAAGAGTAAAAGGACAGCATAAACTTGTAAAGGATTTTGCTGGTATTGAGAAGATGTCAACTGTGAATGTGGTTTTTGCTGGTGTTCCTGGAGCTAAAGCAAAGGATAGGTATACTTTGCCAATTGAATTTGTTCCCCAGCAACCAAAAGCAATTTCAATTGATCATTCTCCAGATGAGAATGGTGCTCATCATGAAAGGGTTTATTTTTGAAAAAAGCATTTATCGTTGTTGGGCCTGAGTCTAGTGGTACAAGATTGATGACTAAAATCTTAATTGGTGGTGGATGTCGCGGTAGTGCAAAACATGAGCAACCATTTGATACTAAATCTTTTAAAGGACAGAGTCCTATAGTTTGGCGTAGGAGTGTGCCTCATAGAGGAAAAGGACTTGATCTTTTCAATATGATTCATAAATTGGAAGAATATAAAATTATTGTTGTGGTGATTGTTCGTGATTGGTATGCAACCGAGCTTTCACAGGTTGCTAATAAACATGTTGATTCAATTGAAGATGCTAAAAGAAACATAAAGGTTGCTTTGAAAGAAATTTTTGGTCAGATAATTGAATTAAGATTAGATTTTATTCTTGTTCC